CGCTCTTACACGGGGAAGGTCGAGAACCTCCTACTCTATTGCTGCCCACTGGCCTCCGCACGTGCGTTAATACGTGACTGCGCACAGACCATACAAATGAATACCTGTCGTCATATTAAGAATATATATTTCAATATTATAACATGATAAAGCTTTCATCCGTAAGTCCGCTAACAGGGTTACGGTGCGAGTCCGTCAAGGGGTATACTTGCATTTCCGTCAAGGGGTATACTCGTTTACCCTTGGGGGGTATACTTGCATTCCCTTGGGGGGCATACTTGCATTTCCCTTGGGGGGTATACTTGTATTCCCTTGGGGGGTATACTTGCGTTTCCTTAGGGGGCATACTCGGCTCACTGGCCTCCGCACAGTCGTTAATTGTGACCGTAAGGGGTAATGAATATATATCAGTCGAGTTGCGGATATATGCATACATATATCGTTAACATGCCGTGATTGTCCTCCATAAATTCCCAAACGGGGTTACGGTTAAATAGAAGAAATTTATACTGGTCCCGGAGGTGTGTAACTTATGATTTCTACCCTAGACGCTATAAGCGTGGATGTAGTGCCAGGAGTCACTCCAACGAGAGCCTCATCTTCAGTAATTACAATCTTGTATGTCGTTATTTGTGCTACAGCTCCATTAGGAGTCGCATCAATAAATGTGACAGTACTTCCTGTGTCGCTCAATAATCTGGTGTCGATTACATTCACACCAACGGTAACGAAATAGGCGAAATAGGTGCCCTTATATCTCACTTTAAAATCATTAGTAGTGGATACTCTTAGAAAGAATCCAGACTCAGATAGAAAAGTTAAAGAGGGGTCTCCTAAAGGCGTTGATGTTGAAACACTTCCCGCTGCTGTTAATCTTTGCCATCCGGAACTATTTGGAGTTCCGAGGTCAGGTTTAAACAGGGAAACATCATAAGACGCCCAAAGTTCTCCTAACACCTGTCCTGCAGACCCAGGTAAACCAACCGTGGCAAGTTGAAAGTTGCCTAAGTTAGCAAACCTAGGATCTATGTCCAGGGTTTCATCATTTCCTACATCTGCACAATAAAGCAATTTTGATTGTGTCATAGCCGGGTCGCACTCTACCGCGTGAATCTGAGATCTACTTGGTTTTGCGCTAGTGGCGTATTCACTATTCTCCATCTCAAGTTTATTGTTGAAAGGTTTCTTAATACTATCATAATTTGTTGCCATCATGACAGCACCTAGAGCTCCTCCAGCCGTTATATCTGAAGATAGAGTCTTGAACTCAAATATTAAACCATTGAACTTGTACTGCTGATACCTAGCTGCCACTGCTGCCAACCAGGGAAAAGTATCCGAATTCGCTGCGTTTATGACGTAACTTGTGTTCGTAAAGGAATTAGGTGAACTAGGAACTACGATGTCTCCAATGTATTCCCTATGTTGTATACGAGTTTCGTGTATTGAATTCATGAACTGAGGAATCTCAGTCCCTTCAGGCAAAACACTAGCTGTTTTCATAAGGGAGTTCTTATTAACGGTATAAGCTCCAAAACCCACAACTTTAGCCAATCTCTGGCCAAGCCTGGCTCCTAGAGCAGAGCCCGCGTTAGATAAACCTGGATTAATGCTCCGAGCAGCGTTGCCACCAATGAAACCGCCAGCTTTACTGAAAGTTCCGCTTGGGAACACTCTCTGCAAAACCGGCAGCATCTTATCAGTGTAATAGCCACCTTGTCCAACAATTTTCCTAATTGCTTGTATGTCTTGATCAGACACTTTGCTTTTATTCTTCTTTCCAGCCATTTTGTTAATTTTAACGTTGTTTATTAAACTTATTTTATTTGTTTTGTTTCGGGCCACGGCTTTGGATGACCCACAACGATGGCCTGAAATTCAGGCCATATTTAGTACATCAGTTCCCTCCTCAGTTTCAAGTGTTTCACCACTATCTTCTTCAAAAGGAAGTTCTAAATCGTCTATAGCTTCGACTATCTCTTCGAGGTCAGGATGAAACTTAAGTTCCCTCTTGAGTTCCTCATATTCAACAGCTTTAGTATAGTTAATTGATAAGAATTTAAATACCATTTTCTCATAATGGACCGGATAACTGAAATACTGACCTTCTTTATTAATACCCCAATAGTTCGAACAAAATTCAAATTTACCATCTTCTTTGTTGATATCATTAAATTTCATATTCATATTGGCTTCTAAATATCGATCTCTAAATCCTGCTCTAAACGCGGCGAGTCCATCGTCTCCTGCAACCCGTCTATTGACGGCGCCAAAGTGATACATTAAGAACGAGTTGACGTTCGAGTTCTGTTGCGTAGTGTCATATTTGCCACTAGCTACTAAACCCGGCGTAACCTGAGCTATCATGTCCCCTTTGGAGAACTGGAAAATTTTCCTTTTCTCTAGTTGTTTTAAGTTTCTGATTGCGTTTATGAATGCATCGGTAGGATTTATACATGATTCAATTAATATGTAAGATTCTATGTCGTATCCAACTTCACCAAACTGCCAATCCCAAGCCGCAGCATCAAGATCAACATGATGCAGCTTCTTATTGTCGTAAGTTTTATGAAATCTATCTACGATGTTCTTTATATCATCTTCCAATCTAAGACCAAATCCCATAGTGTGATCGCTGGTCTGCCATGTTTCTTTCTGAGCTGCGATGAGAGGAGACAATAACATCTGACTCACAATGCGATCAGCAAGAACACTGGAGATCAATCTCTCACGATGTTCTTCTATTTTCTTAACCTTAGTTGGTTCATATTTGTTAAAGAACCTTATAGGGTCGTATAATCCAGCTCGCAAATTTTCAGTTGGGCTGTTGGAAATAACAGTCTTATTATTAGCCAACATCACTAAACGAGCTCTCACAACGCTTGTTATTCGTTCTAGTTCTGTCTTGAGAACTATAGCGTTGGTGGAACCGTATTTGCTATAGGGTGTTCCAGGGTTCCTAGTACTGTCTATATACATGACCACATCGTTAAACCCCGACTTCTCACGCCAAACGGATGATCGGTCTTGATTCTTGATTAGGGCATATTGCAAACAGGTAGGCATCTTGTACTTAGGAATGAAAATATTTACATAAGTTTTAAGAGAGCTTTTCATAGCTTTGTTCATAGTAAGATTCCACACTGGCATGTATTTCGTAGCATGGGTTTCAACGGACAACTTTTCAGTTGTGTCAGAACGCCCCGGCCACGCAAAACTCATAATCTCAGGTCGTTTCTTGGCAAATTTCTTAACATATTTAAGTCTACCCTCGGTCTTATCAAACTGGAAGAAGAACTTTACATTCGATTTTCCCGCCTCATAAAACTTCCCGTTGTAGATTAAAGTTTGCTCTTCCTCATCATTTAGGTCGAAACATATGTTATTTTGCTCTAGGATGACTTGTAAATCAGGGTCTGAACTCGCGGTTGTTGAAAGAACAGTTTTGGACAAATCCTCCACTGCCTTAAATCCCACCACATTTCCTTCGGCTGGTTTATCATCGTCAACTTTGTCACTATTTTCGTAACTACTTCTTTTAATACTAATAGGTGCTGGCTGTAAAACACAGGCCGACTCGTTAAATGAAAGCTGAGACTCAATTTCTCCTAGATATGCATCTGGATCATATTCAGGCTCGTTTTCCATTTGGTAAGCCCAGCTGTTCTTATCACTAGTTATCGCCAGAAGCTCGTCAAGAGCAACAGCTGGTGTCGTGTAGTTATATGTCGCTTCCGAAGTAGCTACATAAACACTTCTATCCCTGTAATCTATGGCGAACCGCTTGACGCTTTTCTCGTCACCAAACTTCTTCTTAGACTTAGCTTCTTTCCGATTTTCCCACGTTTTCACGTCTTGATCTCGGTGACTAGCTGCTGAATCTTTCTGTTTATCGGTTTCGTTCCTAGTAATTTGAAGCCACTTAATCGAAGTTGCTATATTATAATCTCTCTTGCCAGGTTCATGAACACCTGCGGCTCTATGAATTCCTATAACTTTTCCGCCGCCATCTAAGAGTGGTGTTCCACTCCAACTGGGTTGGGTTGAGGCATAGTGTATCAAAATGACCGCGCTAGGTTTATACCGTCCTTCAGAGACAGCTAATTTCCCTCCACTAAAGCCGTAAAGCTTGACGCTCGATGAGTCAGCTTTAACGTCATAGTTGAGAGCCAATTGCTTGACTCCTAG